TCAATACTTGATTACGAAATCCAATAAATGCGGATAATCGACCTTGAATTTATTTTCAATATGTAAGGTTATATCGTCTAACGTTAGTAAGTCAGCTGAATCCCCCTTTTCGCCCAATATGTATATCTCATCTTTGGTGTTATCATATGACATTAAACGTATCGATTCATACGAACCTTTGATAGGTATTTCTTTAAAAGATAAAGTATCTATATCTATTAACAAAAGAAGCGCCGTTTTTGAATGAGATACCGTATATAACGCCTCATGTTTGTTGATAAATAACGGTTTATTTTCAATATCAATACTATAGCCCTTATCGAGCTGTTCAGACGTTAAAAACTTGTGATGCGTAACGCGCATGTCTTTATCATACTTATAGAAAACACCACTATCAGATAAGAAGAACATAAAATCATCATTTGTATAAAAAGGTAGATACGAAGCAGTCGTATCATTCTCAGGATTTAAAAATTTAAATTCCCCCGTTTCTAGATTAGTTGAAACAATGCCCTTCCCAGTGAACTCATCTTTTTTATTCAATGTAAGATTAGCACCATAAAACACATTATTATTAAACCCTAGTAACGGTGTATATGCCGGTGAAGCACCATAAGGCGTTTCGACAGTTTTTTCTGAATCGATATTAGAAATAGAAACATTGAAAAGACCATCCTTTTCGTTTTTCTCTCCCGTTTCATGCGATAAAATGGTTGAAAAATTCAACTGTTTACCATAGTGAAAAACATTAGACACCCCTAGCGGTTCCTTAAAGTAGTCTATTTTTTTCTTTGCAAAAGTCTTTGTATCTAAATCAAACTCATAGAAAAAATTTTCGATTTTTGCCTCACCAAATAAACTCAAATAAATTGTATTGGGATAAAGCGGATTTTGAAAAGGTTCTGCGCGTCTAAAATCAGCATCCTCAATCGAAAAAACGTTTATAACTTCACCTGCATTATCCACTTCTTTTACATAGGTTTTCAACTGTGACACCCTATTATCAGACGGATAAAATAAAAATAAATTACCTGATGAACCCGGCTTAAAGTTCGTTATTTTTTCAGAAGTAATTTCCTTCGTTTCTGGTTGAGAACATCCAGCTAAGATAACGATGAAAATAAGCAAAAGAATTTTCAACTTCATAAGACACCCCTTCTATTAAATTTAAAAACTAGTAAGCGGACGGTAATTTCGAACCCCAGTTTTTAACTTCTCTTGTGTTTAAATCATCTTTAATATTTGATGGCGTTACATAAAAATTCAAGATATCAGCTCTCAGATCATATCCTTGTTTATCCAACATTTTGTGAGTAAGTTTCGAACAATACCAACTGGATTCATTAGTCAAAGCTGTTTTAAGTTTATAAGGCTCTCCTTTTTGCTTTAAGCCCTATGCAACTGCCGATTTTCTTTTAGCTGTTGTCGCATTTTTTCCTAATTTAGAAGTTACTTTATATTGTTTGATTTTACTCGCACCTTTCCACAGGTTTGTTCTGTTCCAGTTTTGCAGCAGTAATACTAGCCGTATATTTGTTGCACTTATAAACCACTTTAACATATAAATACCTATTAAAAAATGACCTTTAATCATTTATAGTTATCAAAAAAAATAGTCGCAAATTATTTTAAAATAGTTATGATAAAGTTAAACAAAAAAATTGAATTAATTTACTTACTAACCGATATCTATACCATTCATAAAAAAAAACTGAATAAAACTTTTTTTAACCTGATTAATTTCCATAATCGAATTCTTCTTTGTTCTAATGCTTAAGCAGATAAGAAAACAGCAAAAAAGGATTGTAGAATTTGATCTACAATCCAAAATGCTTGTTAATTTAATCTGTTTTTTCTCATCCACACTATTTGACACAGTGCCCACTTCAGATATTCGTATACGATTATTCTTTTTTCGAATTTTCACAATCGAAAATTTCCAAACTATTATACAATAACTTTTCAAATATTTTATCTACTAAATACCAAAATTCAACTGAAAATTTAAGAATAGTAGGCTCGACAAACGAATGACGTTGCGCGTACATCAGGGTACGCAATTCCGAATGAATGCGGATTAACGACCTAGATTGATGTTTATCTTCATTCTAAAGTGCTTTTTATGCCCTCGGGGGGAATCATATTGCGTGGAAAAAGATTGATACAGAAGCATTTAACGGTGTTTTTGTTCCTTTCCTGTCAAAATAATGTCAACAATTGCTAAAATAATATTTAATAAACAAAAAAGCCACCAACTCTAAGGAGCTGGGGGCTTTAGTTTTATTTTACCTGTAATTTTTGACCGACATAGATTTTGTTAACGTTTGATAGCTTGTTTAAGCTCTTAATTTTTGATGTTGTAGTTTTATATTTAGTTGCTATTGCGCTTACTGTATCGCCCGATTTTACAGTGTGATACTGTTTTGTAGGCGTTGCTGATACTTGCTTAACATACGATTTGTTAGCAGTGAGTAAGTGTCCAGATTGAGTGACTAAACGAGGTGTTCCAGCACTTGATTTTTTGATGCTTTTAATCACAAATTCTGTGCCTTTTTTAAAGTTAGCGACTTTGTTTGACTGCTTGTCCCAATCTTTACCGTTTTGCGCATTGATTTTACGCAAAGTGGATGCTTTAGTGAGTGTGACACGCTTAGGATTTGCGTTGTAATAGCTGCCAGTTGCTGCAGTAGTTACTTTAGCGACATCTTGTGCTAATACCAAACTATTAATGCCACTCAGCAATACAGCTTGTTTTGAGTGTGATTGAGCAACTACTTTTGTTTCTAGTACTTTATATTTTTTATTTTTAACTGAATCAGGGATTTTTTGACCTGTGTGGTATTTCGTAGCTGTTGATTTTAATTTCACTTGCTGATTAACTTTAAATCCGCCGGCAGTGTATTGATTAGCTTGCTCGTTCGCCTCTGTTTTTCCTACATAGTATGAGAGTGGTTTATCAGCGTTTGATAGCTTGTTTAAGTCAACACCGCCAACAATACCTTTTACCTGTCCGCCATCAGTGTATTGCCAAATGTCGTGCTTATAGTCGGGTTCCCATGAGCGATAAGCAGGAATCCAAACGAAATCAAACTTGCTAGTATCTAAATTAAATTGCGTATAAGTGTGATGTCCTACATATAACCCGATTTTTTTATTGGTCAATGATCGTAATTCTTTCACAAAAGCATTTGTTGCTTCACGCATCGTTCCAGATGTGACGGTAAATTCTTCTACATCGATAACGTAAAACTTTGCTTTATCACTTGTGCGATTATACAACGCTCGTGCCTCTGTTTTTGCATCAGCAGCATTGATATAACGTGCGTATGCATAAGTCCCAAATGGCACATCATGTTTGATTGCTTCTGATTGATTGCGGTCTAAATACTTATCTTTGTAGTTTGTTCCGTATTGCGCTCTAATGATAGCCATGTTTAAATCGTCCTTAGCAAGCGACCAGTTAATGTTGCCTTGCCATTCCGATACATCCGCAATCTTGGGATTTTTAATATCATTTGCTGACACTGTGACAATACTCCCTAAAAATAGTCCTGCTGCTAAAACACCTGCCGTAATTAATTTTATTGTTTTTGTCATGTTATTCTCCTTTTTCATCGTTAGTTGTTGTGTCATATACGATTCCTAGTGTTGCTAGAATCGTTAATACTGTATTGATGATTCCTGTTAGTTGTTGCGCTTTTTCACTGTCAAAAGACCAACCAAAAACAGCACCCACTTGCTGTATAAATACAACAAACAGTGCTGTTAGTGATGTCCATAAAATTTTGCTGTGCCAATTTACTTTCATTTATCGGTCACTCCTTTTTTAAATTCTTCTAAAACAGTAATACGTGTTTCGTGATTGTTTAGAACGTTGTCGTGCAAGTTAACCTTTTTATTAAGCTGTTCTCTATCCTTTTCCGATTGTTTAAGATTGTTGTTCAGTAATTCGATTGATTGCGTTAGCGGCTGAACTGTTTTTTTTAATGATTCAGAGTTTTCGCGTTGTATCTGTTCTGCTATTCTTTTGTCCGGATCAGATACCAACTTCTTGTAAATCCAAATTAAAGCGCCGCCAACGACAATAATAGATGATACGAGCGATGCGATACCTTTTAAGTATTCGTTCAAATCCACCTAATCATCTCCCGCCTGTTCTTTGGTGTAATCAATCCCTGTAATGTTGTTGTATTGCTCTGCTGTGATATGACCGTTTTTAACGACTTTTTTTAGATACTCGTTATCAATACGTTTTTGTTTATACATGCTCAATAAAAAAGTCATCATAGCTCATCACCTCCACTCAATAACTGTAAAACTAAGTTTTCTAACTGTGAAATTCTTTCGATGGTCGGCACTTCGTCGTCGCCGATTACTTCATCATTTTTTTCAAAATCTTCATTTTTAATTACTTCATCATTTTTTAACACAAAATAAAGAGGCTTGAAATCATCCTCAAAATTAATCGGGATTTGTGTATCGTCAATCTGTACAGCGCCATCGATTTCGCCGACGACTGCATACGCTAAAATTGCTTTTTTATCATCTAATAATACTTGCATGTTACATCACTCCTTCGATTTTCAGTATCGTGTGTGTGTTTGCATCTGTTGTTGCAACGCTAGTTTTAATGTTGAAAATATTGTCTGCGATGATTTTAAAGCTTGTCGATGCTGATGTATCGATTCGGCACTCGTAAATCAAAGCTGAAGATGCATCAGCGTCAGCTATATTAGTTTCGCTGATAACTATACGATTACTGTCTGTTGCAACGCTAAACGTTTGTACTTTGTTGTTGCCTGATGCAGTTTTATAAGTTACCATAGCAACTCTAAACGTGTTAATAGCTGCAGTAAGATTGTAAGCAGTGTCTGACACACTGTTTGCAGAGCCTTGCCACAAAGTCACTGGTTTAATTGCTGTTAATTCTTGCGCTTTTACAGCAGATTCCCAGCCTGTCCACGTACCATCAGCAAAATGCAGAGAATAAGTTTTATTATTTGACCCAACTCCAGAAACACTTATCCAACGACCTTTTTCTTGTACAAATACGTAGCCGCGGACTGTAGATTCCGCTGAATTGGCAGCTGTTGAGCCGATGTAAGCACTATAAAAACCTTTCTCTAGTTTAAGTAACTCTGCATACACATCTGTTGTAGTGCCGGATAGGTATACTTTTGCGTCACCAGCATCATTCGTAATTTTTTGTTTTTGATACGTGCTTGTGTCAGATTGAGAGATAATTTTCTCCCACCCGAACCAAACTTTAGTTCCGAAATGGTAAGCGTTGCGGTATGTCACATTTGCGTTGTACGGACTGTAAGCGACCTCAATATATCCTGTTCTATATTTACGTTTGAGGTAGCCGTCGTTAACTACTGTCGGACTGTTTGTTGCTTTTGTAACATATCCATCAAAATTCTTAATATCTTCGATGTTTAATAAGTCATAATTATTCAACGTTAGCGATGTGCCATTATCAGATGTAATCTTTGACGTCTGTCCATTCTCTGCGAATGTTTTTAAAACTGCATCACCTTTGGCATTTACAGTTGCAACTGCTGTATTACTAGTATCAGTAATGTTTTTAGTAGCACCAGTAGCTACTTTGTTAATGTCTGCATTAGCTTTTACGACAGTAGCAGCAATCTCTTTTTTACCTGTATCAAGCGTTTCGATCATTTGAGCGACATAATCTTCTCCGTTAGAAATTGCTTCTTCAATAGCCTCGACACGCTGCTTTATTTTCGTTTGTAAATCATCAAAAGTTTTTATATACTCTAACTTTTTAGTTGAGCTAAAAGCTGTCATTAAATCCTGCTCAATATCAAAACTAAACTGTCGCATAACTGCTGTGTCGTCTACACCTTTGACAGCAACATATACTTGTCCTAATACCTTGCCAGTATGCTTTAAAAATTCGCGTGGGATTGTGTATTGAATAGCACCTTCCATTTCGTCAACAATCACAAGGTTGTCTTGTATGCGGCTGCCATCCTCATGCAGCAAAACGATATAACCATCAACGTTAGTTTTACCTAAAGGAACTGGCGCATCGTTGCGTGTCACATTAAACTGTAAAATCGATGTATTAATATCTTGATTATAAAAAGCGACATTTAAGTCGCTTAGTTTTTGATAATCTGCAGTTATTTCTGTCGTCATTTTTGCTATTTTTGTAATGCTCATCTATAAACCTCCCTTTATTTAACAATAACTAACGCAACGCCGTATCCTTTTGAAAGTTCAAAAGGTGTTGTGATGCTCATTACTTGCCAATGTCCGTTATCACTTTTCGTCGCGCGCCCTTTTTCAAAATCTAAACTATCACCTGATTCTACAGTGTTGTCAATACGCACATAGACTTGACCTAACAAGCCAACCACGTTCCATTCTTGACGTTCCGAACGAGACGCATATGATTCTTTCAGGTCGCTATCATAATCTGGATTTTCAACTGGCATGCAACGAGTGACTTTGTTTTCAAAAGCATCACCATTTTCATCTGTATGATTTTCCACAATATCTCTATATTCATACAATGTAACGCCAAAATCATCTTTTAGATATTTGCCTTTGTGGTGATAAGTATTTTCACCCAAAACGATGCCAGCTGTACCAGAAATTACACCTAGCGGTTTATCTCCTTTTTCCGCTGGCACGATATAACGACCTGATAATGCTACTACTGTTCCATTTGGAATCGATTCACCCGAAAGGCTCTCGAAATATTCGCCGTAATCAGCAAATGACGATGACCCTGTGACTGTTCCTGCTGATTTAATATTTCCGTTAAAAGTGTTGAGATTGATTTTAACATTGGATGTGGATGCTTCTCCTTCTCCATATCCGCCAACTGCCTGATAATTCCCTGGCGCTTTAACTCCGTTTGAGTTAAAAACAAGTTGAGCATAACCGTCTTTTTCTGTTTCGCTGTTTAATGAGTTTATTATCCCTGCACGTGAGCCATACGCGTTAGCGCCATCCGAAACACCCAAAAGCCAAGTTTTTGTGTCATGAGCATATGATGCGCCTGTAGATGCTATCACTGCCGCAGTTTCATGAAGCGAACCAGCGGATGTACTCGCTGCGGAAAAACCACCCTTTACCACTGTAGGCATATAAGCGTAATCACGACCTGCTATTTTTGCTGCTGTTTCGTATCCCGACTGTGTAACAGCGATAATTTGTAATGTGTTGTTATAACTTACAATCGCTAAACCTCCATTTCCAACAAGACTTGCACCAGAAATTTTAGTATCGTAAATGCTAGAACCATTGCTTATACCAATTTTTGCCGATTTATAAATATTGATATTAGATAGCGTGACACCTGCAGGTCTATTACCACCGCCAATGATGCTTATATCTTCTGATGCATTGACAAATCCTCGAATATTAACGTTCGTAAACGTAATATTTTCAGAACGGTATTGAAAGGCGATAACAGGTTGATCGTCCGAATGTGTTTTATCACCAATCGCAGTAAAGCCATCAATTACTACATTTTTATATGCACTTACAACTAAAGCGCGTGACTTGGAACCTTGATAAACATTATTTTCGTAAGGATAAAGAGATACTATGTTTTTAGCTACGATGTCGTACGCTGTTTTACTTTCTTCATCTGTCGCAGAATGGTGACCGATATGTCGGAAATTATACGAACGATTATCTCTAATAGATGTATGACCGTTAACAAATATACCTTGTGCAGCACTAATATCTGCGTGTCCTTTAATTTCAAGTCCACCAAAGCATTCTTCCGATTTATTGTTAGCTAAGAATACATAGCGACTACCGTCGTCAATTTCGAATCCATTGTTATTGCCTCGTCCAGTACCGTCATCGTTTAGTGTGGGATGATGGGAATAACAGTTAGTGATTTGCAAATAGTCGCTATGGTGAGTTGTAATGCCGTCATCACCGAAATCTGTAGCTGTACAATTATCAATCCAAATATATTGACTTCCTGTATCGTTGCCACGAGTGCCATCGCCTGTATAAGGATATTCTTCGTCAACTGTTGCGTTTGTTATGTCAATACCGTGTAAAAGCGTTGCTTTTGTATCTACATTTTCAATGTATCCATACCTAACACCTGCTAAACGTATACCTGACGACTTAGAGCCGCCCGCAGGCGCTAAAACTCCACCTTGTCTTTTTTTGTTACCATTTACTGTTAAATCCCGAATGTGTATATGCGTATTTTTTCGTGTTTTGAAGTCAGCGTTAACAATTACCAATTCTTTTGCCGGTGCATCATCAGATAACTTGATTTCTGAAATACCTTGTCCTTGTCCAATCAATTGGCTATAAGAGGGCATTTTGACACTTTCGTTAACAATATATGTCCCTGCGCCGATATGCACTCTAACGTTACCGCCAGATAGCGCATCTTTAAACGCTTGTGTGCTATCAGATTTACCGTCTGCTACAGCTCCAAAATCATCGACATGTACAACACGGTCTAATCTTTTCGTTAATCGTTTAAAGTCTGATAAAAGCCTTTCTGATAAAGTTGCATGTATTTCTGCATATAAATCAACTCGCGCATCTTTCGTCTCAGCTATACCGTCACCGTTTGCTCCAACCACAAGATTTTTTACTTGTGCAGCACGATATTTCATTTCTTTTTCAATGGTCCATCCGTCATGCGTAATTTGCCCGGAATCATGCGCTCTTTTCTGACTTGTTTGGTGATTAGCCATCACTGCATCGCGTTGACTAAATCCTTGTTCTATTTTCGCGAAATTTTTATTTACTCCATTGCGAAAAGCTTCCTCACGATTAACAGGTAAATATTTATCTAATTCAACCATTTTTGCACCTCTTTCTTTTTTTAAGGCCTTTTCAATCCTAAATAAGGAGCTGGGTCTTGATAGTTACCAAAAAGGCCATCGCCTACACTAAAATGCAGATGAGACCCTGTTGATTCACCTGTAGAACCCATAGTCCCAATTTGTTGACCTTTCGATACTTTAGCACCTTGACTTGCCATTCTCAACGTCATGTGTGCGTAACCTGTAAAGTTACCGTCTGAATGTTTGATAACAATATATTCACCAAAACCACCACTTGATGCTGTTGGTAATGAAGCGATAACTTCCCCGTTTTCAACCGCAAAAATAGGGCTTCCGACTTTATCTGAGAAGTCCATGCCTTTATGTGTTTCTAGGTTACCTGGGTCTTTCGGATTGTCACGATTACCAAACCACGAAGTTATTTGATAACCTGGCCCAACTGGCATGCCGTATTTTCCACCAGGCTGTTTTAAATCCTTAAACTTGTCATACCAAGTCTGCGCATAATCTTCACGTTCGGGATGACCTGTTGCAGGTCTTTCAAAGTTATAAAGAAATGCCCTTGCTGCTGTTCGTGGCGATGTTGAAGCCTTGAATCCGCTGACTGTTTTAGGTTCTACTGCGCCTATCCACTGACCGTTTTTCATGCTCCATTCAATTAGATTAACTTGCGACCCAATTGTTCTGTAATCGTCAGCGATATTTGCAGCTTTCATCAGCCTTTGAACGTATTCACGACCATTGTAGGTCGGTTGACCAACAAGTGGATAAGCTGAACCATCCCACTGAACAAGTCCGTACGCAGGACCTCCGACTTGTTCTGTGTCGGGGTTCATTTGAGGACCCGATTCACCTTGTATATTTCCGAGTATAGCTGCAGATGCCGCTTTACTGTAGTCATGCCCTCTTAACGTACTCCAAATAGCCCAAGCTCGCTTATCAACGTCACTTGTTATCTCAGGTGGATATTGACCATTCCAGCCACCAGAGCCGCCACCACTACCGCCACTTCCACCGTTGCTGTCAATTTTTACACCGTTGACATAAAAGTCACCTACCACTCTAACTTCTCCAAAAAGATTCAACTTTCTACTGTCAATCGTTGACTCTTTAGGTATTTCAATTACTGGTTTCGATACCATCAAACCTCCCGAATTTATGCCGAAAGAGTAGTTAGGTATTTGCACCATAGAGATACCGTTAAGCTTATCGTCTGTGTATAGTGCTTTCATAGTAAGCATAGGATGGCCGTGCTGATCGTCAATATCTTCGCTGTCGTATTTCTTTTCAAAAGTAAGTTCGCCTCCATCTAACACAATTTGGAAATCACCTTCATCAGAAGATTTTATAATATTACCTTTAATCAAAATACCGCTTAACACACCAGCGCGTATAAATTTAGCATTAAAAGTACCGTCGATTGTCCAAGCTGTTTCAAATTTATCTTTATCAAAATCGCCATTAATAAAACCGATGCCCTCCGAGTTCATCACTAAGAAGTGATTGGATTCTTTTAGGCTACCTTTGTTCATGATAACCATCTGATAAGGCTCTCTTGATTTCCCTTTATTCGTGTCCCACGGTGACATCAATAGCACTGAACCGCCTTTTGCTCCACGAATAATATCGCTTTGCCATTTGCTGATTTCTGTTGAATCGTAAAAATTCATCTTCATGCTTTTTAGTTCTGATATACCGCTGCTTGCTTTTGATAACTGATTAGATGCTGACGACCCTTTTAGATTGTCGCCTAAACTAGATTCGATTTTGTTATTAAGGATGTCGTTTTTAATCGCAAACACACGAGTTTGATAATGATAGTTTTTATCATAATCATGGATAGTCACTATATCGCCAATCGAGCTAGCACCAATCACTTCACTAGAAAATTGAATTAAAGGACGAGAATTATCTAATAACGTTTGATACGTTGCGTTTAACAATTCGTTTTTATCCTCTATATCATCGAAAATAACAACTTGTTCACGCTTTCGCATCTTTCCAGTTTTTGTGGGGATGCCATATTGTTCAGTAAGTTCTTTGATTTCAATGAAAGTTTGTCCTTTTGGCTTTGGCACAGGCTTTGTCCACTCGACTGTATCGAATTGTAATCGTCTGCCGTAACCATCGCCAACTTCTTCGCCTTTTCCTCGACCAACTAGGCTAGTAACGATATTGGTTCGGTCTTTTGTTTTAACGACTTTTATAGCTGTAGAGCCTACTTCAAAACGATCATCACTTTCTTTTCCGATTCTCTCTCTCACTTCTACCCATTTACTGGATATTCCAGAGCCATCAATGTCACAAAAGAACAGTAATTCACAACCTAATTGTTGCACTATTTTCAAAGCTTCTTTAACCGAAGTATAATAAAAATTAGCACTACCTATTTTATCGACACCACCAGTCATCAGCCACTCGTCATCAGTGTAAGTTAAAATTTGCTTAACTATATCTGTGATTGTTTTCTTAACTGGACGTGCATCAGATACAACGTAATTGTTAAGCTCCTCAGCTCCGAAGTTGACGCCTTTAAAGTTCATTATTTCAGAATCAATTTCTTCTTCTAAAATTTTATAAAGCGAGTAAATGCCCTTGCTTTCTCTAACAGCCATGAAATGGCACTGTTCAAGCTC